TGGATAATAAAATCGCATGGGGGTGGAGTATTCTTTTCCCACTCTTGCCACCATTCGCGTTTTACTAGCGCGCCCTCTTCTGAGGTTGGGTTCTGTTGGTACTGGGCATTCCATTTCGGCGCTGGCAGTTCGTTACGCAGCGCCTCTAATTCGGCTTTGGGCCAGAACTCAGGCCACAATGGTTCGTCTGATGGCATCAATGCCGGGAACTCAATCACTTCCCATTCATCCGACCCAGATCTCTGGATGGATGATTTTAATATTTGCCCAGTCAAATCTCTTTTGTGCCATCGGGTCATAACAACAATAATGGCACCACCGGGTTGTAAACGCTGTCGAGGGCCGGAGGTGTACCATTCATAGACTCGGTCAAATACACCGGGGTCTGCACTTTGCCCTTCTTGCTCTGAGTGGGGGTCATCAATAATGAGCAAGTCCGCGCCTTTACCAGTAACAGCACCACCTACACCAATAGCGAAGTATTCACCTCCCTTATTGGTACTCCAGCGTCCAGCCGCTTTCGAGTCAGCCCTCAACGCCAAGGCAGGAAAGATGTCCTTATAATCATCACTATCAACAAGGTTACGAACTTTCCTACCAAACCCAACAGACAACTCAGCGGTGTGAGCAGTCTGAATGATTTTCTTTTCTGGGTAGTTACCTAAAAACCATGCAGGCAATAGGTAAGATGCAAATTCTGATTTGGTGTGACGAGGAGGCATGTTAATAATTAACCGCTTCAACTCACCACGAGCGACACGTTCAAATGCATTTGCCATTATCGCATGGTGCCTGCCACCAATAAACGCAGGCCAAACCAAGTTAACAAAGCCCATGAAATCTTGCCTAGCAAGCTCTTTCTTTTCAGCCTCTTCTAACTCCTCAATCAAAGTTAGAATCTCTGCCTGCTCTTCAATCGGCAGCTTGGTTATGTTTTTTAATAGGTTAGGATCAATCCTATCTATTACAGGCAAAATTATCCCCTTCCTAGATATTAGATGTATTCCTAGATACTAGGAATATTCCTAGTTACTAGAAAATTTCCTAGTACCTATTTGATCTCCTATCCCCCCCTCTAAGGGGGGATTAGGAATACTCTTAAGCTAGAATTATCTAGCTCTAGGTATTCCTAATTACTAGGAATATTCCTAAGACATAGGTATATACAGATTATAACATATCGAAGGTCTTGACAGATGTCAAATAGAAAATAGCAAATTTTTGCAAAATTTTTTTGGGGGCTAGGATTCCTTGGCACATTCCTAGAAAAAAAGGGGTGATAGCGAATAGGTGATAGTTGGTATTTTTGTAAAAGTTGCTAGTCGTTTGTGTGAATCACTATGTATGAGCGAGCGTACCCGGGTGGCGCGTTCAGGGGGGGTGGGGGTGTGGGAGGGCGCAGGCAGGCGTTGGCGCATCGCAGACCCCCCCCATCGGGCGAGCGGATCAGTGGACGGTCGAGCCGTCATCAGGCGCGTCAGCTGATGCCTCAGAAGGTGTCGCGTGTCCACCTAGCAGGGCGGCTAGGCGTGACTCGATCTCACTAGCCACTGCACTCGAATCGCGCTCTTTTTGGGTTACGTTGACGTCCACAGTGAATAGACCGCTTGCCTTCCCTAGCAACTCAGCCGCACGTAAGCGATTGCTGTCTGCATCCTCGGTTCCCTCGAGCCAAGCCCGCAGTCGGTTCAGCACCTTGTCTCTGTCCGAGAGCGCGGAAGCTACCACAGCACGCTCCCTCGCCTTAATCAGAGCCTCGACTCTAGACCTAATCTCAACCTTGCCCATCAGCCTTGATGCGAGCGTATGCACACTCGCCGCAGTGATGTCTGGCTTGGGATTGTATGCCTCTCTGTACGCATCAGCCTGCGTCATACCTGATGCCACGCATCGTGCGAAGTGTGCCTGCTTGGGTGTCAGCTCGTTTGCCATTAGTCCGGTCTCCGTTATCAGTTGAGGGGTTAATCCTAAACCTATATTCAATTTCGATCTAACAGTTATCGTTTATATGCTATTTAGTTACATACCCCTGAGAGGCTCTGAATGGCCTTCTGAGCGATTTTAGGGTGACCCTATGCCTTGGCCTTGGTTGGGTGTCGATCAGGGCAGGAAGGCCTGTTTCCTGTATATCCATACAGTAGTTTTACTGGTTTTTTTAGGTATATAGATGTAGGCGTGCCTGAGAGCCGTGTTACCCATTAGACAGCTATTGATTGTTTGCAATTCGATATTAAATGACTTATAGTCGGGACTCCCCTGCGGGGGACGCGACGGGGAGCGCATCCCGCCTGACCGAACGGACTCGGTTGGACTCTTACCCACGGACGGGTGACCCATAGTCGCTGTATTGCAGGCGACCGCTGAAAGGATCAGGTGGGGTGAGAACTGAACGGCTCAGTATAGTCGGGATCGCGGACTTGACCGAATGCGAGATATCAGCGGGGGAACAACCCCGCGACTACATTTGTAGGTCTGCCACTGCGGTAGTGGCACTGACGATGGGCTTAAGCCCGAAACCTACAATCCTTGGAGGGATTACCTATGAAAACTGTTGAACAATTGGAAGTTGAACTGCTACTACTCAAACAGAAAATCACTGAGCAGTATGCGGTACTTGATGATCTTAAGAGCGCGAAAGGCGATCTACTGCTTAAGATCTCGAATGCCAAACTGGTTGCAAAGCGTGATACCGAGCGTAGAGAGCGCAACACGCTGAACGCCATCCGCAGGCAGGCGCACCGGATCGCCAACCAGTACGGCATCAATTGGGAAGATGACGGTTACTACGATGAGGATGGTTACACCCTGATCCACTATTTCCCACAGCCGGAGTGGCTCGAGGGTGATGACCCGCTCACCGACGGCCATTACTCGTACAACTGGTTCGATACCTTGTGGCTCGTTGAATTCTACGCCAAGCACCACCCCGATCACCCCGATCATGCGAAGCGTGAATACCTCGAGGTCGCACCCCATTGCTAAAGTCGAAACCGCTCGGGAGGGCGGTCTGCGAGCAGGTGGTTCCTGCCGCACTGATGAGACAAACCACACGACCTTGGAGGGTTCAACTATGTTCACCGTTTACCGTGTCCGTCTGGACAATTCGCTCACCGATAAAGAGCACTTGAACGATTTTCTCGAGCTTGAGATGTGGCTCTATCGCGCCCATGAGGTGCATGGGTGGTCTACCGTGCGAATCGAGAGCGACACCTTTAAGCAGTACAAAATCGCCCACGATGTGGGCACCCGCTATAACGTAATCGAGGAGGGATCGATATGAGATATGAGTCGAAAGAAATCCTGAAGGGGTGGCTCACAAGCTACCTCGGTTTCAAACCCAACGAGGCCGCCCGTGAAGTCGAACGGGTGGCATCTTGCGACACTGAGAAGATGTACTTTCGGGCAAACCGTGCAGGCGAGACCATCGCAATAAACCGTGCCATTCGCGCCCGCATCTGGGGTATGAAACTGAACGCGATTCGACACGCACAAATCAACAGCGACCTACGCGAGGCAGGTGAGGTATGACGTACTACGAATCAGCAGAGGGCATTGAGATCACCGAGGAAAGGGCATTCCAACTGCTTGTAGAGCACGGTGTTGACGATTCGATCTACGAGTTCCGCGATGATGTGGACACCAATGAGCGCGGTCTGTATGACGCGCAGGCGGTGCTCAGGTGGCTCGGTTACTAGTCGAAACCCCTGCGGGGGTCTGCGTGTGGGTGGCTCCCAACGCACTGATGAGATAAGCCAACAACAATCCTTGGAGGGATTCATTATGTACAACATCGCAACCGTGTCGCCCCGTGGAGCGGCAACAATTATCGAAACACTCGCACTGATTCCGAAGGCGAAGCCCATATTTTTGTGGGGCGCTTTTGGTGTCGGTAAATCGGCCATCGTGCGCCAAGCTGTCGCGGCACTGAGCGACCACACTGGTGAGCAGTGGGGGTTCATTGACGTGCGAGCCTCGCAACTGCAATCAGTAGATACCCGTGGCCTGCCGGATGTGCAAGATGGTCTGACGGTATGGCGCATCCCCTCATTCCTGCCCCGAGAGGGTCACTGTGAGAAGCGCGGTGTCTTTTTCTTGGATGAGCTGTGCCTCGGTGACGAGTCGGTGCAGGCCGCCCTGTATCAGCTACTGAACGAACGCGAACTGGGAGACTATCGATTCCCTGATGGGTGGATAATCCTTGCCGCATCGAACCGCCCAGAGGACAACGCAGGTGTGCGCGGTCGGCAGGATGCCGCCCTGATGACTCGGTTCCAGACACACCTGAACGTGGTGCCAGATGTGAATGAGTGGATCGAATACGCGCAGGGCGTAGGCATCAGCCCATACATCACTGGCCTGATCAAGTTGCGAGGCAACCCAGTCTACAAGGGCAACGGTGAGATCGAGACCGCAGGGCTACTACACGAATACCCCAATGGCGGATGCCCCAAGGGTCACATCGCGGTTGCCACCCCCAGAACGTGGGAGGCCGCCTCGACTATCATTGAAGCGGGTCTGCCTGAGCACCTCGAGCAGGCGGCACTGCAAGGTTGTATCGGTGCAGGCGCATCAGCTGAACTGGCAGGCTTCCTGCGAATCGGGCGGCACATACCCAACCTCAACGAGATCTTTACTGACCCGCTGAACGCCTCGATACCGAGCAACATCAGCGCACAGTATGCCACTGCGGTTGCGCTGTCTCGGCACTGCTCGCATGGCAACATCGCGGGGGCCGCGCAGTATCTGGGGCGCATCGATGATGAGCTGGTCGCCCTGTTCTTTCAGTCAGCTGTGGCTCGCGATGATAATCTGGCCCACACCAGTGCTTACCTCAACCACAAAATCACCTGCGGTGTTGCCGCATAACCTTATCTATTTTGGAGTAAATATTATGTCTATTCAAAACGAAGCAATCCTAGTCAAGGTTACCCAGTCTACTTGGGGTAACCGCAAGTCCGACAAAGACCTCGCGGCTGAGGTCATCAGTCAGAAGGGCGCACAGCAGGGTTCAATCAGCGTGTCAAAAGCACTGATCGATTCGCCTGATGTAAAGGCGCTCACCAAGATCTCAGGCCAGATCACCAATCAACTGCTACGCAGGGTGTGTCTGTCTTGGGAAGATGGCGTTCACCTGTTGCCCGTGGATCTGATCGACCGATTCGAGGATCAACTTCGTAAGTTCAATGATCAGCGCGAGAAACACCTGCGCTCACTTGGTGAGACCTACGATGATCTAGTCGCTAAGGCACAGTACCGCCTTGGCTCTGCATTCTGCGAGTCAGACTACCCCACCCGCGATGAGGTGCTCGAGAAGTATCAGCTGACTGTCGAGTACCGCCCACTACCCACAGGCGGTGACCTGCGCGTAGACCTGCCTGCCAAGCGGCTCGAGGCAATCAGGCGCGATGTCGAGGCTCAGGTGCAGGCTAAGGTTCAGAAGGCCGCAGAGGTGGCGCATGATCGGGTGGTCGATACCTTGCAGTCTCTGATCGATGGTCTCGAGCGGCACGGCAAAAAAGAGGAGGGCGCGAAACGTGCCAGTAAGTTCTCGGACAACACGGTCGAGAAGGTGAAAGAGATCGCGCAGATCCTGCCATCCTTGAACATCAACAACGATCCTCGACTCACCAAGGCAGGCAACGACCTGCTGACCAAGCTCCGCGACTTGGATGCGGATGAGCTGAGAGCCGACCCTGCCAAGCGCAAGCACACTGCCGAGCAGGCCAAGGCAATTGTCGATAACCTGAACGCATTCTTTGACTAGGAGGTCATATGGAACACAACAAACTACAGCGAGTCCGCGAGCGTATTGTGCGCTCGCATCCTTTCTACGCGACCGTGCTCTACCGCCTGCTATTTAAGCTAGGCGGCACCGACACTGCCGCAACTGATGGCTCGTTTATCTACTGGTCGCCCGAGTTCCTCGAGTCGATCACCACTGCCGAGGTCGAAGGTGTGACAGCACACGAGTGCTTGCATGTTGCGCTGTGTCATCACACTCGCAGACGTGGCCGTGATGCAGACCTGTGGAACCAAGCCTGCGACTACGCAATCAATGGCACCCTGATATCTCAGGGATTCAGCCTACCCAAGGGCGGCCTGCACGATGGCAAGTATCTTGGGTGGTCTGCTGAGAACATCTATGCAGACCTGCTTAAGCAACAGCAGGCACAGCCTGAGAGCGGCTCTGAGGACGATTCGCAGGGCGAGCAAGGGGATGAGCAGGGTGATGATGAGAACGGCTCTGAGAACGGCTCTGAGGGCGGCTCAGACGTATCCTCTGCGGCATGGGGTGAGGTGCGCGATGCTGTGTCGGATGATGGCGATGCACTGGGCGAGGCTGAGATGGCCGAGGTCGAGCGTGATGTAGCCGCACTGGTGCATGAGGCTCGGCTTGCCGAGGAACGGGCAGGCAAGGGCGCAGGCGGGTGGCTCAGAGAGATTACTGACGCACACCGTGGGCGCACACAGCCGTGGAACCAGATACTGCGTAACGCGCTGACTGATAAGATCCGATCTAGCGAGACGTGGAATCAACTCAATCGCAGGGTGCTTCACTTGGGCATTCGCCTGCCATCCTATGACACAAAGCCCAACGGCATACTGGCAATTGCTATTGATACCTCTGGCTCGCTGTTGGCTGAGATGCTGTCGGAAATAGGCAACCACCTGCGCGACATCATAGACACTGTGAAGCCGAAGTCGGTGATTGTTATGTACTGCGACTCCACAATCAACCATGTCGATGAGTTCGACCTGCATGATGAGGTCGAGCTTAAGATGTACGGGGGTGGCGGCACTGAGTTCAATCCACCATTTAACTATTTAGACCGAAATGACATAGAGCCTGATGCATTGGTGTACTTCACCGATGGCGAAGGCTTTGTCGGAGAGACGGGTCTAACATGGTGCGGTGAGCCAGACTACCCAGTTTTCTGGGCAACCACCAACTGCAAGCCATACTTTCTGGGCGTGCCTGAGTTCGGTGAAACAATTTATCTTAACGAGGCGGCCTAGTGCCGCCAAGGGGTTTGCTATGAGGCGGATAATAGTTGATGAGGACTCATCCAATGTCTACGTGATACTGCTGTTTGACGATGGCAGTTGGAGGGTGCATGGGTTGAATGGAAAGACGATTGATATGGCCGATGTGATGTGGCTGATGCCACAAAAGTACAAAGATGATCTAAAACAAAAAGGAGTTGAGGTATGAGCAATCTAGAAAACATTACTGTGCGGTTAGCACTCGAGGAACTCTATCAGATACTGAGCTGTGCGTATGATTCTGATGGGGTGTTCGGTTTTAATTCTGTGACCATCACTGGCAATTGGTACGCAGAAACGGATGAGGAGGCAGAGCAGAT